GACCATCGTGATCACGTCATCCTTGGTTACGCCCGTGCCCCACTTCGCAATCGGAGTAGATGCCTCGACGAACCCGGACACTCCGTCGCGGAACAGGGTAGTCTCCAGACCTGCCCCCACAGCGAGCTGTCCCATGTCTCGGGCTTTCCAGTCCTTAATCCGCCAGTCGACGAGCCCATAAAGGCCGACGTGGGGATTGAGGGCGAAGCCGAGCTTTCCGTAGAGGGAGCCGCCGCGTCCCTCGCTCTCGCCAACGAAGGCGCGAAATCCGCCGCCGATGATGCCGATGCCGAGCTTGGCGTCGCAGCCGAATCCGAGCGCGCCGTTGGCAAGCCTGTCACCCTGAGCGAGAAAGGTGCCCTGAAGGCCCGCCTCGGCGTAGCAGCCGGACAGAGCCTTGGGCGTGGCCGCGATGATCTGCTCGAGCGTAGCGGGCGGGCCGCTTTTGTCGGCAGCGGTGGCAGGGGTGACCAGCGCAACGAGCGCGGCGAAGGCGGCTACTGCGAATTTACGCATGGTTCCGTTCCTTTCATTCCGCGTTCACGCGGGCTGCGGTAGTGTCCCCTGACCGGTTGTCTTAGGGTGTGTTCCGGTGCGTGCGGCTGGCCGGCTGGGGTGCAATCCGGTCAGGGGGTCTCGGGTAAGCGTTCCGTGGGTGTGTGGCGTCAGACAGCCTGCTCTGACATGCGGACTAGGCGCCTTTCGGCAGCCGGGTGGCCAATCCCGGTGTTACCGTCACCGCAGACGCCTGTTGCCAGGCACCTGACCTGTTGCGCAGATAGGGCGGCCCTGGTGTGGAGCCGCCTTGGTGCTTTGGGCGCATGTTCAGATTAGGGGGCTCAACGGGTTTACCGGAGCCAGGGGCCGCACGCTGAGATCAGCGGCTCGTCCTCATGCGCGTGTGCCATATTTCAGCCGCAAGGTCAACCGGGCCGAATGCGCGAGTAGTGAATAGCTTGCCTGTGTGTCTTGCCGAACAACGACACGGCGACAATGCACATGCGGCCTCTGATGTCAGACACCGTGCCGCTGAGCTCGCCGATGAGCACGCGCTGGCCGATCTTGAACGGGCTAGCCTCGTCTGCGCGGCGCTTGGGCTTGTCGAGGTACAGCCGGCCAAGCTCAGCCTTCGAGACTTCGCCGAGCGGAGCGCCTCGCACGTGCTTGGCATAGGCCGCACTGAGAGCGCCCTTTGCGAACACGTAGCCAGGGGCCGGGGCTGGTGGCTTGCCGGTAAACGGGCTGCGCTTGCCGCCGCGATCACGCGGCACATAGGCTCGAATGCCGGCTTGGCGAAGCTCCTGTGCCGCCTTGTGCTCGGCGTTGGGTGGCGTGCGGTAGGCGATAAGGGTTGACATGCGTGTGCCTTGTGGGTCGGTACGCCGGCACGGGTTAGGTAGTCTTGTCGGGCGTCTCTCCTCTGGCTCTGATGGCGGCTGCATTCTCAGCAGCGACCGCATGGCGAATGGCGTATTCAATGCCCATGCGGCGGGCGTCATCGTCGGCGCGTTCGCCGGCCCTCTTCTGCCATTGCAGGGCAGTTTCGTGGTATGTTCTGGCGCGCTCGTCTAGCAGCTTCTCACACGATTCGCGCTCTGCTGCGATCATCCGCCCGACGATGTCCCATAGCTCATCCTCCGCAGCGGTGTTGCCGACGTGCTGGTAGGCCCATGATTGAAGCTCTCTCACTTCGCAGCCCTCCACTTCTTTCGCTTTCGGCTGGCGATTTCCTGTGGCGTCGAGCGGGGCTTGCGCTTCTGCTTGATCTTGGTCTTGCCGGTGGCGTCGGTCTCGATAGAAAAATGGCCGATGGGAATACCCTTAGGCTTAGGGCGAGGCTTGAGAGGCATGCTTGCAGCCTTTTCCAAAGCGAGTGCGAGGTGCAGGGCGGTGACGGGGATCATGCCGCCCTCCTGAGCTTCTGGACGATGCGGCGGCGCTGGTCTCGGAACCGGCGCTTGGCCTTGCGGTTGCGGGGCCGGTAGGAGCGGAGCCCGACAAGCAAGCGGATGGCGGTAAGGCGGTCCTCGATCGTCATTCGGCGGCCTCCATCAAATCGAATAGCGTGGTGTCACGGTGCGGTCGAATGCACGCGGGCGAGAACCACAGCCGCTCCCGCTTGCTATTCGCGCGGCCCAAACCGTCCTCGTCGTCGCCCTGCGAGCCGAACCCGCCTCTGGCCTTCCACTCTACGCATTCCCATTCGCCCGGCATCTCGTGCTCTCCATCGTATCCAGCGAGGCAAATGCGCATGTCGGGATTGCCGGCCTGCTCGATGGCCCATTGCCTGACATCGTGCGCAATGCTGAGATTGTCACAGGCATAAAGGCCGTCCGTCCGCCCCGCTGTATCTGCATAGGGCGGGTCGAGGAACACGCCAGTTAACCCGTGGCGGTGCGTCACGCTTGGTCCGCACACGCGGGACCAGTCGCCGGCGCACACGCGGACATCGCGAAGCCGCTCGGCCAAAGCGCTAATCCATTCACAGATAAATTGGCCCCTGCCGGCGTCGCCGAGGTGCGGGAGTTTCCGGTTGAGACCCCTGCCGGCGTCGCCGAGGTGCGGGAGTTTCCGGTTGAGACCCCTGCCGGCATCGCCGAGGTGCGGGAGTTGCCGGTTGAGACCCCTGCCGGCATCGCCTTCGGCATCCCCGATCTTGGCCCAACCGGAAACGCCCCACTGCCACGGGCCGCGCCCCGAGCACCAGCCAGACCCAATCCAGGCGCAAGCGCCCCATACCCACCAGCCCGCAACTTGAGCGTCGTAAAGGTCTGGGCTGCCTTCGATCTCGCGCAAGCGATCAGCGCCTTCAGTCAGCAACCACCAGTGCCGGGCGTGAAGGTCGGTCTCGTTGACCGGCCAATCAGCGTGTTGCGCCACCGCACCGGGATCAGCCTTCACCGCGCGCCAGAAGTTGGCGACGTAGTGATCCTTGTCGTTGATCGTCTCCGTCTTGCCGACATGCGGACGCGCCAGAAGCACGGCACCAGAACCGAAGAACGGCTCGACGTAGTTGACCACATCACCTAATCGGCTCCAGATCGTTTCTGCTACTGGCGACTTCCCGCCAAACCACGGGAACGGTGCGCGAAACTCACTCTGGCTCATCGTTCCCCTCCCATATCATAAGGACTGAGTAGTGCCCGTGGTGGCGCTGCATCGGGCAGTGAAAGCGCCAGCCCTTGGCCTCGAAAGATGCGACTTGGTCGTGCGTCACGTAGCGGAGCCAGGTCATTCCGGCGCCCCTTTGTGCTGCCAGACGAGAACGACGGTCGCGCCCTCTCGCTCGTGAACGCGCCAGCCTTTGGCGATGTATTCTGCGGCCATGTCGGCCGGGACGCGCTTGTGCCAGTGGGTCATGCGGCCTCGCTTGTCAGAACATCGTTCCAATCGGTCTCAGGCGTATCGGGAACGCGCACTTCTGCAGTCAGTCCTTCGGTGATCAGGCGGTGCGCGAGCGCCCATGCTGCGGCCTGCCCTGTCGCCGAACGATCGTTGTCGCCGAATACGATGATGTGTCGCGCAGTCTGCGGCGGCTGCCACTTGATCAGGCCACCCGCTGACAAGGCCGACCACACCGGAATATCGAACAGCTTCGCCGCAGCGAGTGCCGTCTCGACGCCCTCGGCAATTCCCATCGTCTCCGCTGATGCTGCGAGACGGACAGCACCACCGGCTGGTATCTTTGCAGGTGCTAGCTTGCGCGGCTTGGGCACGTCGGCCTTGCGGCCTGATCTATCCAGGTAGGTGTATTGGATCGTGTGCGCCGCGCGATCCGGGCCGACGAACATCGCCAGCATGGCCGGGTGCTCGGTTTTCGACTTGTCATCGTGCACGTAAGTGAACTTGGGCAACCAGCGCAGAGATGGGCTGTCGTGCGGCAATCCTCGGCGGGCGAGATACCAGCTCGCCGGATCGTCACCGGTGAGCTTCTGCGCCCTGGACCAGATCGCGGCCAGAGCCTCGAGGCTCGTGTCGCGCTTGGCCTTTGGAATCTCGATCGGTGCCGATGGCAGATGCTCCTCGATCATGCGCTTGGCATCGATGAACGGCACGCCGTGCACCTTCATCACGAGGTCCACACCGGAGCCCGGCCCACACTGGTTGCAGTAGAACGAGCCCGAGCCCGCCTTGTCATCCCAGCGAAAGCGATCTGTGCCGCCGCAGATGGGACACGGGCCATGCTTCGACGACAGGAACCGCTCGTGAATGCCGAGCGCTGGAAGCAGCGTGCGCCAACGCCCGATGGCGCGATCCTGGATGCGCTCAAATCGCATAGCGCGCCTCCCCAGACTTGCGCGCCTTGGCGAACGCGATGTCGCGAGAGCGCAGCCACGATTTGAGGATCGGTGTCGGCTCGGCTGCAGCCTGCTTCGACAATCCGCGCGGCCAATCGCCAAAGATTTCCTTGTAGGCGTGGCCAGCCCAGCCAATCGCGCGGCCCCTATCCTCGCACACCCACAGCAATTGCATGTAAACGGCACGCTTGCC